CAAGCTTGCAGCTAAAGAGTACTTTTCTGAACAAGAAAGAAATAATCAACTACAACAACAACAGGAATTACTGCGTCAGCAACAAGTTGAAAAACAAGAAGCGCAAAAAGCAGAACAAGCAAGACTTGCTGCTGTTAAAGCTCAAAACGAAAAACGCGTAGCGACACAGAAAGCCTCTAGTAAACGTAAAGCTGCTGCCCCGACTAAGTCGAGAGTAGGTGATCGTAAAGTTGTAGACTACTTGGATGATAGCGATGAAGCTTTCGAAGAGTGGTATAAAAATACTATGGATAAATAACATAATTTACTAAAAGGAAATAATTATGGCTGATAACATTTATGGCGGAGCTAACGGAAGTACAGCTACCGCAGGACAACAAACAGTTGTTCATTACTATGACCGAGCAGGTATTAAAGCTGCTAACCGTGTAAACGTTTATGGACAGTTCGCTGACCGTAAATCTATGCCTAAAAAAATGGGTAAGACTTTCAAGATTTCTAAGTTCTTACATATGTATGACCGTGCTACTGGTGATGCTGATTTTGCTGCAAAAGGTTACATGACTAACCGTACTGCTGCTGAAGTATCTACTTCACTAACTAACGCTGGTCTTGCTGAAGGCGCTGGTGCAGTTAACAAGCGTACTTTACAGAAAGTTACAGTTGAAACTTCACTAGCTCGTTACGGTGAAATGCTTGACTACACTGATGAAGTTGAACTATTCTCTGAAGATTCAATGCAAGTACGTTACCGTGAAGAGCTTGGTGAATTAGCTAACTCTCGTATGGAAGACTTACTACAGTTAGACATGTTAGGTACTACTACTGCAATGTTTGCTGGTTCTGCTACAGCTAACAGTGAAATGGGTGCTACTCAGGCTGACGGTTCTGATGACGACGATTACAAAATTTCTTACGACTTAATTCGTAAGTCAGTACGTACTCTAGTTCGTAACCGTGCTAAGAAAAACACTGAAATGGTAACTGGTTCAACTAAGATTGATACTCGCACTGTAAATAAAGGTTACTTTGCTATTATCAATGCTGATGTTAAAGCTGACCTAGAAACTATCACTCGTGGTTCTTCTTATGAAAAGCAATATGTATATATTCCTGCTCACAAGTATGCTTCTGCTGGTAACCTAGCTGAAGGTGAAGTTGGTGCAATGCATGAAGTACGTTTCATTGAAGCTGAATCTGCTGTTGTTTATGATGACGGTGCAGTACCTCCACAGAACTACGTAGGTAGCTTGAATGTAATCGGTGCAACTGACCTTACTTCTGCTACTGAAGCTGATCGTGGTAACTTCGCTGTTTACCCAATTCTTTTCCCGACTGAAGGCAGTTTTGCTACTGTTGGTCTTAAAGGACAAGGTAAAATCAAGTTCAACGCACGTTCTCCAGAATTTGTTACTAATGAAAACCCTTACGGTACAACTGGGTTCTTCTCGTACAACTTCTTCTATGCTGGTATCATCTTACAGCCAGAACGTCTACTAAAAACTATGGTTTGCGCAAGCAAGTAATAGATAAGTAGAAAAAGTCCTCTAGTTTTTTACTAGGGGGCTTTATTTTTAATTAAAATTGTATATAATAGTAATTGTTTTACTATATAACTAAATAACCTATAAAAGGACTTAGAAAAAAATGAGCAAATTAGACGAATTGAAAGCAGAAGCAACCGAACTGGGTGTTACGTATAGCCCGAATATCGGAGAAGCTAAACTGCAAGCAAAAATCGATGCTAAGAAAGAAGTGGAAGTTGAATCTGTTGAAGAAGACTTTGATGATGAACCCGTAGTAGATGATTGGATTGCTAAAGCAGCAGCCAAAGCAGATAAAGAAGAAGCAAAAGAAGAAGCTTCTGGTGGATGGGGACCAGCACAACGTCGTAAACTAGCAGCAAAACGAGAAGCTGACGCACGTAAAACTAAAGTAATTACTATTATAGATAATGACCAACGTGAAAATAACCAGACTACTACATGTACTGTTACCTGCGGTAACGAACTGTTTAACTTAGGTACTGTAATTCTACCGTTAAATATGGATGTAGAAGTTATGCAAGGACATATTAACCAGCTTAGGGATGTGAAAATTCCACAGCACGTTAAAGGACCTGATGGGTTAAGCCAAGTTAAACAACGTCCACGATACACAATTAGCTACTCTGAAATCAAACCTGACTAAGATTAGTTGAATAAATAAGGGCTTTAATCAGCCCTTTTTTCTTATAAGGAGTTCTAAATGGCAACATGCCTATCTGATAAATTTGTTATTACTAAGGGTTCTGATAACACTTTCGTATTTACTATTAAAGCTGACGGAAGTACTTTACCTATGGAAATTGTAGGTGGTGATACTTTTAATGCTAGACTAGTGAAGCTAGACACTGAGGCTGAAGTACTTACGAAAGTACTTACAGTAGAAGATGCTCTTAGTGGTAAAGTGTCTTTAGTAATAACAGAAGCGGAAGCAGAACTACTGCAATCTGAAAAAGGTGACAAAGTAGATAGATACTACTTGAAGCCGACCTACAAGCTAGTTATTGATTGTTCAACTACGAACAATGGTGACTTTATCGCTAAAATCCCTGAAATATACGTAGACTAAATATGACTGATACCACAGTAGAGTTAGACAATGTAACACTAACAAGCACAGACAATACTGAAGTACTTATTGAAACAGGTACTACTGAGCCTTGTATTGAAAACAAAACAGGTGTGGTAGAGGGTTACAAAAAAGAATACTCTATAGTTGGTGATGGTTTATATGCTTCTATAAGTGCAGATGATGCTCCACAGTGGTTACTTAATGTTGTAGATACTGTAGTAATAAACAGTTTAGCTAATGGTTTGACTGATGTAGAGTTGTTGAAAAACAGTGTGTTAACAGCTCTTAGTGAGTTAGATGTGGCTAAGAACCAATACCAAGAACTAATTAACATAGAAGCTACGGTAGAAGGTGTGGTTGCTAGTAGGTTAGCTACGTTGAACGCTACTGTGGACGCAAACAGTGCTACTATAAGCGATCTAGAAGTTAGTAAGGTTACAGCTGATGAAGCACTGACCATTGCAGCTAACCACTTAGAGTCTGAGGTAAACGATGGTAGTGTAAGTGCTGCTATAAGTACTTTACAGACTACACTAACTACGCCTATAGTTGCTAATGCTAACTCTATTGATACCCTATCAAGTACTATTAACGATCCTAATACAGGGTTGTCTGCTACAGCTAGTGCAACAGAAAGTTTACAAACTTATGTTGGTATAGATGCCGCAGGAGCAAGTTCTGGTACAGGACTAAGTGCGTACTTAGAAGGTAGTGATGGAGAAATAGGTACTGCAGGCTCACAACTACTTAATGATATAGAAGTAGGTGCCGCTGTTGTAGAAAGTAAGTTTGCTTACAACAGTAATTTAAATATAAATGGTAACTACTATAACAGCGGTTTTGGTCTTAATAGTAGTTTGATTGATCCTGGTTCGGGTATACCTGCAGGTGAGAGCGAGTTCTGGATTAATGCAGACAAGTTTAGATTTACTAACACAGGACAAACAGGCACAGCAACACCATTTACTATAGATGCTAATGGTGCAGTACCTAACGTTACTTTTAACGGTTTAGTTACTTTTGGTAACAGCCAGACAGGTACTATTGATGAGGCAATAGCTAGCTCTATTGATAGTATACAGGTTGGTGATAAAAATATTAATATCACTGATAACTTAATACCTACAACTTCGCTAATTTCTGATATAAATAATGCAGGTTATCAGTTTATTGGAGACCCTGTTAAGTCATCTGTTGCAGGTATAGATACGTTTGCAGAACCTCAAGTAGTACTTGATAGTAATGACGAAGTATACAGTCCTTACGTAGATGAGATGTTTCCTCCGTACTACTACAGATTTGGTATTAAAGGTATAACAAATTTAAATAGTGTGTTTAAAGTAACTACTGTTAATGCTAGTAACGTTGTTACATATGGTGATGTTACGTACAGTATGAATGCTGGAGAGACGTTAGTAAGTACTGAGTGGTACATTGTTGAAGGTTTGGTAAACCCATTCGGTGGTGATAATACAGGGCTTAATGGTAGCATACGTACTTCAGATGGAAGTAAAATAGGTACTATTACAAACTTTGCTTTGCCGTCTGATGCTGATAAACTAGTATTAGGCTGGGTTGGTCCATGCACTATCAGTAGAATGAAACTAGCTAAGATTACAGCCGATACCTTTACAGGTAGTGTAGCAAGTATAGACTATGTTGACTCTGCTGCAACTAGTGTTATAGATACAGTAAATAATGCTGGTTACTTATTACCAGAAGGTGTGCAAGACGCTATAGAGAATAATGTAACTACTATTGATGGAAGTAAGATAACAACTGGTAGTTTAAGTGCTTTAAGCGCTGACTTAGGTATAGTTACCGCAGGTAAGATGCAAAGTACTGATGGTAAATTTGTCATAGATTTAGATAATAAATTTATAAGGATTGAAGTATGAGTAAAGTTCTTACTGCTTATGGGTCAAACGGTAAGGTTGCAATACACGAACCGTACGCAGACTTAGATAATCCTTTGAGTGATTTAGCCAATATATATTTTCATTCTGATTTAGACTACTTATCTATAGTAGGCGTTGTGAGCGGTACTTTAAGTTTACCTACAAGGTACGCAAGTTCAAGTGATGTAAGTTCTGCTTATGGTTCTACTATATACAATATACACACACATAATCTTGGTTATACACCATTAGTTGTAGGTTCAAAAAGAGATTCAAAACAACCAATTGTAGGCGATACACTTATACAACAAGGCGGTACTTGCAACTTAAGGTCAATACTTATAGGTGCGGACAACAACTATATATACGTAAGAGAACTGTATTTAAATAAAGATACAACGTTTAGTTCTATAAATATACCTTACACTATATACATTTTTAATGAAGCGGTAGGAGTTTAGTATGGCAACAGCACTAGAGATACAACCATCAAGCTTTATTGCTTCTGAAGGAAAATTAGACT